ACAGCCGTAGATACTTATTCCATCAGCATGGCAACAACTCACACAACTACAACAAAGAAACACCCTATCGAGCCTTATGGCACAGTAACTGGGGAAACTTACACAGACTGGACAACAGACACAGCAGTCCAGAACGCAGCTCTTATGATTTCAGTTGAAATCTGGCAGGCTCGCACAACAACTCTTAATGGTGCTAACACAATCGATTTCCAACCTTCTCCTTATCGCATGTCAGCACAACTCTTAGCAAAGGTGAGAGGGCTTATTGCTCACGCCCTTGATCCGCGTTCGATGGTCGGATAATGCCAGTTGCGCTCACTACTCTTAGAACCACGATTGCAACTGCTTTAGTTGATAACGCGGTGTGGCAAGTCTTTGCATTCCCACCTGCAACAGTTCTGGCTAACTCAGTAATCGTTGCGCCTTCTGATCCATACTTAGAACCAAATAACAACCAGCACAACACGATTGCACCTACAGCGAACTTTAAGATAATTATTACTGTGCCGCTATTTGATAATGAAGGCAATCTCAATGGAATTGAAACAGCCCTAGTAGGCGTGTTCAATAAACTCGCAGCATCCGCATTGACCTATAATGTGGGAGCAATAAGCCAGCCAAGCGTTCTAAACGCGGCATCTGGCGACTTGCTTACCTGTGAGATGTCACTATCCGTTCTAACTACTTGGAGCTAAACCATGACCGATATGGAACAATGGGAAAAAGAAAATCAAGCATTCCTGGCTAAAATCGGTCAGGTAAAGCAATCAGCACCAAAGCCACCATCTACTAAGAAAGACGAGGAATAATCCTAATGGCTGTATTTCTAAACAATAATGTAGGCGTTAAGATTAACACAGTTGATCTTAGTGACCATGTAACAGCAGTAACAATCAATCGCACATTTGATGAACTTGAAATAACAGCAATGGGTGATAACTCACACAAGTTCACAAAGGGCTTGGAAGCATCAACTGTCACAATCGATTTCCTTAATGACACAGCGTCAGCAAATGTTCTAGCGACACTTCAAGCTGCATGGGGAACAACAGTAACTTGCGTATTCCTACAGACAAAGGGAACAGCAGTATCTGCTACAAACCCACTTTACACAGTTTCATTACTAGTCAATAACACAACAGACATCAATGGTGCTGTTGGCGATATTGGGACTATGTCGATTACATTTACTGCTAACTCAACAGTTGCAGTAGCCACAACAGGCACTTTCTAAACAACTAAACAAAGGGGCAAAGCATGGCAAAGTTAAAAGTAACAAGGGCAGATGGATCAGTTGGCGAATACCCAATTACTCCATTGGTGCAGTATGGTTTCGAGATTTACGCTAAGAAGGGCTTTCACAAAGCGTTTATCGAAGATCAGAAGCAGAGCGACATCTTCTGGCTAGCCTGGGAATGTATCCGCCGTTCGGGTGAAACTGTTAAGCCATTCGGAGAGCAATTCATTGAAACCTTGACTTTGGTCGAGGTGCTAGATGATGACCCTTTGGCTTAGGGCGCGACTCGATCACCTATCTGATTGCTAAATTAAGTGTCAGACTCGGGATCGCGCCACAACAATTATTAGAGCTAGATGATGTAATGCTTAAGAACTTAATCAAGGTTTTACAGGATGAAGCGAAGGAGATAAGAGATGCCAGTAAGCGTAAAGGGCGGCATTGAACTCCGTAAGGCATTGCGTAATTTTGCTCCAGAACTAGGCAAAGAAACTCAGAAAGAAATTGCCAGTTATCTTAAGCCAGTTGTAAAAGAAGCTAGAGGATTTATTCCCTCACAATCGCCTTTGAGTAATTGGGCTAGAGAAGGCGGCAAGTTCCCTGTGTTTAATGCGCCAATTATGAGGCGCGGCATTGGCTACAAGACAACACCATCAAAACCTAATCCCAGAGGATTTAGAGCATTAGCACAACTTCGCAACCTTTCAGGTGCTGGTGCAATATACGAAATAGCAGGCCGTAATGCACCAGGCACAAAGCCAAGATCTCGTCCTAATTTTGCTGAGTCCTTTCCTGCAATGAATGGCAAAGGTAGAGATCAAGGTCGCGCTCTTTATGCTGCCTGGGAAAACGACAAAGGAAAAGCCACACTTGCGGTTGTTAGAGCAATTGAAAACGCTGGCAAGACTTTTAACAGAATGGTAGGCAATCGCTAATGGCTAAAGTCGTTATAGATATTGCAGCCGAATACACAGGCAACAAAGCATTTAAGCAGGCAGAAACAGCATCACAAAAGTTAGAAAAGTCCGTTGCTAAATTAGGCAAGCAATTACTTGGAGTCTTTGCTGCGACTAAACTAATTTCATTTGGCAAGACTGCCGCTAAAGCATTTGCAGCAGATGAGAAGGCTGCACGATCCCTAGCACTAGCACTAGCAAATACCGGCAATGCCTTTGCTTCCATCGAGGTAGAAAAGTTCATTGCAGACTTACAGCGCACAACTGGTGTCCTTGATGACAATCTTCGTCCAGCATTTAGAACTTTACTTACAGCCACAGGCGATGTTAAGAAGTCACAGGATGGCTTAGCCCTTGCACTAGACATTGCAGCAGGTACTGGAAAAGACTTAGGCGCGGTGTCTATGGCACTTGCAAAGGCTTATGGTGGTCAGACCACAGCTCTTAGCAGATTAGGTGCAGGCTTATCTAAAGCCACTCTCGCATCTGGTGATATGAATGTTATTACTCAGGCACTAACAGATAAATTTAGCGGCCAGGCATTAGCTGCTGCCGAAGGCTATGCAGGTTCTATGGATCGCCTAGCAGTTGCATCAGCCAATGCTAAAGAGATTATTGGTAAAGATTTACTTGATTCACTTGCATTACTTTCAGGCCCTGGTGGAATCACAAAGGCAACAGGGCAAATGGAAGATTTAGCAACAGAAATTGGCAATGTTATCTATGGTCTTTCAAGTTTAATAAGCAAAGTCAAAGGCGTTGTTGAACCAGGTGGATTTAATTTAATCAACCTAGTGCCTGGACTTGGTGGGTTCTTTGGTCAAGGTGGAGTCTTTGAAAAGGCTAGCGCATTCGGTGCATCCGAAAAGGCTCGCAGAGCAGGTAATCCAGCGCAATCTCCTGGACAACGCAAAGCCATTGACAAAGCCAATGCCGATGCAATCAGGCTTCAGAAGACTAAAAACAATCTTTCTAAGATTGATAATGACAATACTGCTCGCAAACTTACCCTTACAGGCGACCAGTTAGCCCTTCAAGAACTAGAGAAGAAGTTTGATGTCGAGCGCATTGGGTTATTCTCAGCCATGAATCAGGCAACTGATGGGGAAACAAAGATGCGCCTGCTATCTCTCATCGCTATCCACGATCAGAACGCAGCTCTTGCTGGACAGATTAAAAAGACAGATGCAGCAGCAGATGCAATGGAAGCATTCCGTCAAGCCATCCTTGCTTCTATCAGAGCATTGCTAGACAAGATTGCTATTGAACAGCAGAAGCTGATGGCAATACTTGGAATCTCATCAGCACAGGTTGCGTCAAGTGCGACCTTTGCTTCAAACGATCCCACAGCAGTATCTGGCGGCATTCCTGGCACAGCCGTATCTATGGGATTTGGCGCAGGCACATTTAGACAAGCCGAAGCTGCTACAACTAACATCCAAGTCAATGTTGCAGGCTCAGTTACCACAGAGCGCGATCTAGTGTCAGCAATTACTCAGGGTATCTACAACAATCAGGCTTCTGGAATCCCAATCTCCTATACGACAGCGTTTAGATAATGGCATTACCAGCAACAATATCTGTCAAGATAAACCTTTCTGGTGGAGCATCCTTCGGAAATCCTTTTATCTTAGGTACATCACAATTAGGTTTTGCTGAACTAGCTTCTAGCGTTCCTGTAATTGTCGATGTTTCTACCAGCACTCTTAACATCTCTACTCGAAGAGGTCGCAACCTTCTTCAAGATAATTACGAGTCAGGCTCAGCAACTATCAGAGTCGTTGATCCAGATGGTGACTTCAACCCACAGAACACCGCCAGCCCCTACTACGGGCTATTACAGCCACTTAGGAAGATACAGGCATCTGCTATCTATGGCGGCGTTACCTATGGCTTATTTGGCGGCTACATCACCGAATATCGCTACACATATCCCACAGGTCAAGAAACAGGCTATGTGACCTTTATCTGCTATGACGCATTTCGCTTGATGTATAACTCCAATGTCACCACAGTTACAGGGGGCACAGCAGGTCAGACAACGGCGCAGCGCGTTCAATCTATCTTGACCATGATTGCTTGGCCACCAGCATTTACTAGCATTGGCACAGGTGCAACCACTTGTGTCGTTGATCCTGGCACAACTCGCACAGTCTTAGAAGCAATACAGACTGCTGAGTTTACAGAGCAGGGCGCGTTCTACATCGATGAGAATGGCGTAGCAACCTTCAAGGGTCGCCAATATGTCTATGATGCACAGGCCGCATCTCCAACAGTATTTAATCAAACTGGCGGCATTAGTTATGCAGGAATTACTTTTGCACTCGATGACAAGACAATCGTGAACAAAGCAACT